TTGACCTCGCAACGTGCGTCGTCTCATCGGCGACCGCTCCTGGCAATTCGGTGGGCTTCCTTGACAGCGCGCTTGAACCCATCCTTTTTCCATTGGCCGTTTTGCTTCTTGTATTTGCCAGCCTGTCGCTTGAACGCTTTCTTGTATGCGTTTGAGTATGCCTTGGCCTTCTTAGATCGCGTGGGTGCCTTAGCGGCCGCCACGGCGCCCGTAGTGGTGCCTTCAACAAATGCTTGAGTGGTGCCAGGGGGTAGTCCGGTTAGACGGTTGACAGGTATTAGCATGTTATCGGCCAGCATACGCATTTGGGCAGCGAGAAAGTCTCGCCGACGGCATTCTGGGCAATCTTGCATTTAGACACCTCATTGCTGAGACAGTGCGAGAGCCATGGCGGCGCTTTGACTGAGAGTTTCCACGGTGCATTCCATGATTACATTCACGCTGGTCATTCCGGCACAGGTTGCTTCGGAGCAATCAACGCCTAGGTAGATCTGTTCAACGCCGATGAGGTAGCCGTTGGTCCAGTGCTGAGGCGCAACATCGAGAGAATCAGAAACAAAGGCGTTGCCTTGGGGATCATCGGTGTAGAAAAGTGCCCCTGTTGAAATAACGCTCTTATCCAGGGTGTTAACAGCAGAGGATTGAGACTGTGTGGTTAATTGGAACACTGCACGATGTTGACCAGCAGGTGCCGAGAAGACATCAGTAGGATCGCCATATTGAACGGCAATGTTGTGAATGCGGAGGACAGTTTTGCCCAAGGCATCCACATAAGCGCCCAAGTCAATGCTTGACTGTGCGAAAGTGGTGCCGTTAAAATCAGTGCTTGCTCGGATAAAGAAAGAGTCGCTCTTTGCCATGTTTTCCAACAGGCGCGCCTCAAGTAGATAAACAGCACCTAATCTTCTCTATGGGTGACAAGCGCCGTCACAGTTAGTCCCCACCCATCCCACCCTGTTCGAGTATAGCCATCCCTAATCAACATCGTGGTGAAATCATATTGATTGTAGGCGAAAATAACATTATTATTATGAAGTGGAACCGATTCGTAGGACCATGGGGAACCAATACAGCATAACTGTAAGCGATGAATCCGACCGGATTCTGCAAACTGCAAAGAATCGGGGCTACAAAGTTAGTCAAATTATTGATGTCGCGCTGAAAACGCTCGGCACCGATGCCCTGGCGCGCCTCCACAGCAACGAACGCGCTCTGAATAGGTACTTTGACGGCAAAAGATACGGCGAGGATGATGCTTGATGGACGATCCGTGGTATTGGCCTGTGCTTCAAGCATTCAGAAAACATTTGGAACTTCAACATTCGGACAAAGTTATGGACAACCATGATGAGGTTCGTTTCTTTGAGGAACATTTGTTCTACGAGCGATTCAAAAACGAAGAGGTTCAACACATTGGTTGTTGTTGGGTTGACTGTGAATGGAGCATGAAATTTGCTGTCAAATACGAATTGGCGGATGATCTCAATGAATAAGACGTGCGCCCGATGCGGCTTTGTTGGTCACGTGGACCATGAGCGACTCAAAACCACGCCGATGTTGGCGTTCTTTTCGTATCGAAAGAACGAACGCTACGCCATTGATGTATGGATATGCGATGTTTGCGCGTCAGAGATACGGAATCATTGAGACAGCAAGGCGAACAGTCTCGAAGCCACCGACCAAACCGAGAGTAAGAAAGGAGACCAGGACATTCAACCTAACCAAGCCTTCAAGGTTTGACTCTTTTTCCTGGCGTCGCTCCTCGCGTTCCATCAACCACGTGGCGAACCGAGCGGTTCGGGATTCAGTTTTCGCTTCAGTTTCATCGGATGTCATCTTGACTTCTCTCCTTGATCAATGTAATAATTGCTTCATCATCGCTCAAAAACACGGGTTCCAGGACAACCATGTAATTGATGACGCTTGAACCGCCCGATCCGGACACTTGACCTTGAATATACAGGTCTCGCAATACGACATGGTCGGGGTCAATGATTGAAATGGCAGAATCCAACGAGGCGGTTTGAGCTACATTGGTTGATGCCCATGCAATTTGGCGGTTGTCTCCCCAATTCCAAACAAGCGGAGTATCATATTGCAGACCCAATGTAGCATATGCGTCGTTGCCCAATGACGATGGATCACCAGAGATAACGAAGTCAATGACCTTGAATCCTTGATACAATTGGCCGTCATCCACCACGAGACGCTTAACAACGCCTTCCTCAACTTGACCTCGCAACGTGCGTCGTCTCATCGGCGACCGCTCCTGGCAATTCGGTGGGCTTCCTTGACAGCGCGCTTGAACCCATCCTTTTTCCATTGGCCGTTTTGCTT